TGGGCAAGTTTGGTCTCGAAGTCCATGTTGAAGGTGAACCTCTTGACATCCTTGAGGGCGAGCTGCCGAGCTCGCTCTGTCATCTGCTGCTGTCGCCCTGGGGTCAGGTGAGTTACGCCCTGATCCTTGGCTCCAGACCACAGTTCACTGACATGCTGACGATAGAGCTGGAAGAAGAGTGGGTTACGAGACAGGATCTCTGCCGGGAACTGGTTCATCGTGGTGTACCACTTGGTCATGATGTTGTCCATCGACTTCATGGTGTCACCCTTGCCGAGTGCATACTCAAGGCCAGCAGACTGAACATCAGGACGATCAGCGGCTGCAACATCTCGCATGCGAGAAGCTACCACAGAATCCTCAGCACCTTCAGAGACTGCCTGTCGCAGGGCTACAGCTTGAGGAGTATGCATCGGAAGGTAGTGATCGACATGAGAGACGATCCGATCAGCCATGTCAGCATCGGACATGTTATTGATCGGAGACTCCTTGCGGTAGGCTCGTCCTTCTGGCGAGCCAAGCCAGGCTTCCAGCTCAGGTTTGGTCTTGCCCTTCACTGCCTGCATTGCAGCCTTGTCATTAGCAATCTGATACTGAACGTCCTTCAGCCAGGCAGACAGATGCTGCTCGGGCTGATCCCTGGAGATGACTCGCCAATCGCTTGAGCGATAGGCGTTCCAGAGGCTTGAGGAAGTTCCGCCCATGACGCTGTCAATGGTCCTGCGACCAGTATTCAGATCCTTGAAGAGGGCGCCTTGAGGGCCCTCGAAGGGTCGGGGGAATGCAGTCCCATCAGACATGATGATGTAGTTGTCACCGAGGGAGTTCTTGGTTTCACCGATCGTGTTCCTGTACTGCTTCAGGCTGGAGAGTTGGGTCTCATTGTCGTCAAGCTTCTGCTGTACGTCACGAAGAGCACTGCTCCGCTGATTGAACTGTCGACGCCCCTTTGCCCCCGTTCCAGTGTAGTCCATGGCGGGAGGTAGGTAGGAGTTGATGCGATCGATCTTGGCCTGATACGCGGAGGACCGATCAGCTAGAACATTGATCCCAGAGTCGATAGAAGCAAGCTGCTGCTCATACCCAGTCGGGTCATTGAGGACCTTATTCCATTGGCCAAGTACTCCACCCCTGCCAGCTGTCTTCTTGTTTGCGGCAAGAACGGCTGTACTGTAGTCGCGACGGATCATGTTGGCTCCACCGCCAACCAGACGTTCACCAAAAAGAGTGAATGCACCAAAGCGAGCAGCCTGACCCATGAAGTCATCAGCGATAGCGCGTGGGCCATAGCCCAAGCGAAGCAATGTGTTGAACTTCCAAAGCTTGCCCATCACCTCGGCAAGGTCGGAGCCAACCTCAGTAGCTCCGTAGAGCTTGCCAGTGATGGTGGAAGGAACTTTCTGGATCGCCTGACTCTGAGCTTCCTGAACTGCTGATGCTGGAAGTGGGCCAAGGGCATTAGCCCTCGCCCTGAGCTCCTGCTCAGCGAAGAGCCTCTTGAATGCTCCACTGTTGTACTTCAGGACCTTGTCAAAGTGATCGAAGTCGGTCATGATGTGGGTATTCTCAAGCTGACTGGTAAGGATTGGCGATACACCAATCAGGTTGCCAGCCTCATCAACCTGATCAGCTCGGATACTCCCGCCATTGGCAGTGTCAATCGTTGCGGTGGAGTAAACCCGCCCATCACGGGCGGCTCCCTTCATTCCGCCAAGCTGAGAGTACAGAGCCGAAGCCTGCTCATCAGTCAGGCCATACTTCTGAGTGATGCGACCAATCGCAGTTCGATCCAGTACGTCAAGGTAAGTTCCACGCTGGCTGGAATCCAGGTTGATGTAGTTGCTGACCATCTGTTGACGTTCGGATGGACTGAATACCTTGGCCTGATCCAAGCTCGCATCGAGAGCACGATGCGAGTCATCAGCATAAATATCAATGTGGCCAGGTGCGTGAATGTCATTCCAGGTTGCACCGGTGAAGACGCGAACCGGACGAACGTACAGGTTATTGTACAGCAGCGAAGCCGAGAAGCCATGCTCACTGAACTTCTTCAACTGAAGGTTTCGACCGAACTGGCCGAACTGAGACATGATCGGAGAGAGCGTCGGATTGAAGTACATGCCAGACTTCATTGAGTTGGCCAAATCCAGCTTGGCCGTAATACTGGAAGTCTGAGAGTCGATCTTGGTCATCTGAGTGGCAATATCCTGGAGCTGGCTCGCCTGAACTGCAGCCTGGCCAGGATTTGGATTGGCGGGGAAGTTCGAGATGAGCCCTTGCTTCTGACGCTGAAGCATGGTTGCCATTGCACCAAGGTCAGCATTCTTGGCAGAGAGCTGATGAATAGCATCCTCATCACCAAGTGATACAGCAAGGATCTGGTTGACCTCCTTGCGGTCAACAGCCTTGCCAAGCTGTGCAGCAAGTGCACCGGAGTCGGAAGAGTTCCTGGCCCAAGCCTGGCGAGAAGCCCAATCCTGGAAGGTCGAACCAGGAAGAGACTGGCCAGGAAGGTTTGGGCCTAGGGCAGCTCCAAGCTTCGCCTTCTGCCTCATGATCATATCGCCCATCGAGGCGAATGCAGAAGAGCTGAGGTTCTTGTCAATGTTGTTGACGGTCTCTGGAACGCCGATCTTGCCAGAAGTCAGCTTGGCAGCAGCCGCACCAAGGAAGGTCTGATTGGCAGTCTGCTGAGCTGGACGTACGTATGCAACATCTCGCACTGATCCAAGAGTCTTGCCAGCAAAAGCCAGAGGATCGACATACCAGGATGTGGCGGCATCAAGCCCGCCGCTGATCCACTTCTGCACCCCATGGTCGAAGTACTGCTGAACCGCCTGTGGATTGTCCCAGAGGATGCCAGTCTGGTTCAGGTTCTGGCCAACCGTCACCCTACCAAAGTTGTCCTTCTGCTGCTGAACGACAGGCTGGATCAGGTCGGCCTTGAGGGCCGTCCGACTATCGGCAGAGAAGAGGAGATCCTTGGCGCCAAGATAGAATGCCTGGCCAGGAGAGACATGCTTGGCATCCTGGTATGCCTTGTCCCATGTGTCACTACTGAACGGATTGGTGTTCCCGCTGGCAATGCCAATCTCCGGCGCCAAAAGCGCCGTGGCGAGTGGACGAGAGACGGCATTGCTGTAGACCCAGTAGGCCTTGGAGCCAGCCCACTCGACAGGCTTCTTGATCCAGTCAGGAATCCAGTCGAACATGGACTTGGGGTCGCTGGCACGATAGGAGATGGCCTGCTGTTGTGCCTGTGCAGCAGCCTCGACAACCTGAGAGTTCCACTCCGTAGAGTTGACTGGCGCTGGAGCGAAGCCAGGCTGCGGAGCTGGAGTACTCATGTCATTCTCCGTAAGGGTCTACATTGGACTGCATGACAGATCGTGCGACCATGTTGGTCACATCGCTGGATCCTGGGCTGTTTGCCAGGTCGAAGGCCAGCCTTGGGTAATTCGGCATGATGGAGAGCAGTGAACCCATCTCATCGAACGCCTGACCTGGGTAGATATAAGCAGGCGGGATATCGTTCACATTGCCCCCTTGATCTGGCGCACTGCATTGCGCAGCGCCCATGAAGCATTGGGCTGATTGGCAAAGAACTCCAGAACGGGGAGGGAAGAAGCCATGCCCTGGATGTCGGTCTGGTTGGACTGGAGTCCAAGGGCTTCCGTTCCCACCCCCGCTCCCATGCTTGCACCATTGGTGACAGGCACGTTTGGCTGAGTGGAATCAGCTCCCATCGGAATGACTCGACCAGCAGGATTGCCGAAGAGGCTTGAGAAGTCCATGTTCTGAGCAGGCGGCATTCCAGATGCCGCTGCCATAGGAGCGTCCTGCTGGAGCTGCTTGTAGGCAGTCTGCTCACCATAGTCAGCATTCGGTATGGCCTGGATTGCCTGCTTGTCAGTCCTCTGGGAAAACTTCCCCGGACCTGAGACCTGAATACCTGCCATTAGGTGATCTCCATCCTTCCACCTGGAGCTAGGCGAGTGATTAGGCCATGCCTAATCCAATCAGCATTCCTAGTGTCAAGGATTACATCCAGCTCAATGGAGATCCTATCGAATCTGGACCCGAAGAGTTGATGGCCTGGACCGACAACCCCCTCACCTCTATCAGTCTTCGAGACTGTCAGAGTATCCATTGGCCACCTCCCTGAACTTCCTGTCGTAGTGAATCTGCATTCCGTGCTGTGCACCAAGCACAGCCCACATCTTGAAAGTCTGGTGCACGTCAAGTGCAATGTTGGACATGAGATCCAAGGCTGGAACGATGACGGCCCAGCGATTGTGACGCTGAGGAGTCAGCACTTCAATTTCCAGGTCGTCATCATCCATTTCAATCCTCAGTGATTCGGAAGGCCAAGAGTCTCTGCGCCACCCTCTGGCGTGCCGACACCGCGAGTTACCGGAGTGGTCGTCACGATGGTGCTCTGCCACTCCGGGGACTTGGTAACAGTCTGGTGACGAGTGTCACCAGTGGAGTGAGACTCAAGAACCTCAAGCTCCCAGGGCTTAGCGTGGTCACCCATGAGGGTGTACCACGGACCAACCTTCGGGTGCTGTGGGAACATGTCGTTCAGCCCACCAAGGTTACCCTCATCAGGAACCTCGCTATTGGCAGTGGATGCCTCGGCATTCATGACATGGTGACCAGGCATCTGAGAGCCATCGACAGTCATACCATCAGTAGCCATACTTACTTCCTTACGGTCTTGACTGCTGGCTTCTCAGCAATCACAGGGGTCTTGTCTACATGGCAGAAGACACAGACTGTCTTGCCATCATCGTCAGTCTGCCAGTCGGGCTTGCGCCCGATGGCTTCAGCGTACTGACACTTATGATCCATCATTTTAGATTGGCACCTGTCGCCTAGTTCGTGCTGTCATGGTTGGCTGTCCGCCAGAGCTCTTCATGCTGGAGAGCAGCTGCATCATATCCATCCCCGTTGGACCACCTGTACTGCCTGGCTGTCCTGCTGGCCCAGGAGCGCCCTGTGGCGCTCCACCAGGACCACCTTGGCCCATTGGTCCAGGAGTACCCTCAAGGCCGCCAGAGGCCCCTTGTGGGGCCTCCTTGGGCTTGTATGCCTGAAGGATGGCGTCATGGATTGGCTTGCCTGCTTCTCGCAGCTTGATGACTTCAGCCATCTTCATGATGGAGTCCATCGGATCCATGCCCTGCATTGCCATCTGAGGGATGGACTGCATGAATCCCTGAAGCCCTGCCTTCAGTGCATCCTCAAACTGCTCATTGTCGATCTGAGTCTGCATCTGAACGACATCGATTTCCATCGGCAGCTGACGCATGACGAAGTCACGGGAGACAAGATTGTCTCCTCGAAGCTGAAGCATGGCAACAATGGCTCGCGCTGGATCCTGGCCAGCCGCGAAGCCATAGGCAACATCAACAAGATAGTTGCCTCCGATGTCCTTCGAGGGGATGTAGGTCTCCTCGAACGGAGCACCCTGGACTACCCCACGAATGGTCTTCTTCTCGGAGGGCCACAGCTTCTCGTCCATCTCGAAGGCATACTCAAGGGCTCGCTTGAGAGCCTGGCCAATTACCTGCTGGCCAGTTGTGATGACAGTGTCGAAGCCGCCTTGAAGCGCTTCGATTCCCTTGCCAGTGATGATGTTGGCATCCACATTTCCAGAGCGGGACTGTGGTGAACGGGTGGCAAGGCGAAGCTCTCGCTCCATGTTCTGGGCTTCTTGGGCTGCGAACTGTGGCATGTCAATGCCAACGTACTTGATCTTGTCGGGATTGTCGGTACGGATGATGGAGTCTCCACCGAAGACCATCCGCTGAACATCACGAGGAACAGCGAGTGGTGCTCGCACTGCCTTTTCCGTGGCCTCAAGCCCCAGCATTGACATGCGACTCTTTGCGAGATAAACCCAGATGGCATCATCGAAGGCGCCACGGACTTCATTATCGAAGCTTGGACGGACGGCAATGGATACCGTCAGCTTGCCCATAGGGTTTTCCATCTGGTCGATCATCTTGTTGCTATGGTTCGGCAGATACATAAG